ATCTACCTTACGCTGAAACAATGTTACCCACTACTGAAGGAGGAGTATCTGGTATAGGTAAAATTCCTCAATTACAAAACGGAGCATTTGTTTTTGGAATATTTTTAGATGGAGAAAATTCTCAAGCTCCTTTAATTTTAGGATCTATTACTCATTTAGAAACCCCTTCCTCTGTTCAGAGAGATCAAATAGCTGCTACTGGTAATCCTAGAGTATTAGAAGATAGAGATAATAACAAAAGAGCAATAGTAGACTTACAATCTCTACCTATAGTAAATATAACTGATAACTTAAAAGATCAATATGCTAATGGTAATTCAAATGTTAGTATAAGAAGAATGATTATAATGCAGCAGTTAATTAACTCTGGGCTCAGTCAAGTAGCTGCAGCAGGAGTTACAGGCAATCTTGAATCTGAATCTTCTTTTAATCCAACAGCTAATTTTAAAAACTCTGTAGAAGATTCTTGGGGTCTTGCTCAATGGAATGATGCTGCCGGAAGATTACAACCTCTTAAAGATTATGCTACAGCCAAAAACGCTGACTGGCAAGACTTTTTTATACAGTTAGAATTTTTAATAGTAGATATGCAAACTAATGATTGGGTAAGGCATAGAGTGTGGCCAAGATTGTCAAATAATAAACTAACTACAAGATTTGAAGGTGTATTAGATGATTTTAATGCTACATGGAATTTCTTTAATAATTATGAAATAGCTGCTACTGAGAAATACTACACATCAGGTAGAGAGAAAAATGCTGCCAAGGCATTTTATCAATATCAATCATCTTTGCAATCAACTTTAGATAATTTAGGAATAAGTTAATGAGTTTATTAAATGTACAAGATAAACTAAGAGATTTAAGTATAAACCTAACTTCAGATGCTATTAATCTGGGATTAAAAAATGCTAAAGAAGCTGCTAAGGTATCTAAAACATATCCTAGTGAGCAAATTAATTTAGACTTAAAAATTCCTTCAGCTGGTATATCAACAGGAATAAACATTGCTACACTTAATGCTAGTGTAAGACCTCAAGATCTTATAACGTCTGCTGGATCTGCAGCTACAGATCTGCAATCTATTACTGGTAGTTCAAAACTGTCAGGAGATGGAGAGCTATCAATTACTGCAACTTTACCTACAGCAGAAGCTTTAGCAGCTGCTGTGCAAGGATCTACTACTGCTACTTCCGCTGAAGTAAAGTCAATAGTAAAAACAAATAATACAGCTGTGTCAGAAAATATTGTTGAACAATTTGTAGGCGATGTGTTTAATGAAGCTACGGGGTTTGCTAAATCTCTTGCTAATACTATGAACTCTCTTACTTTAAAAGTAGACAATTTTTTAAACTTGATTTCTAAAGGGTTATCATCTATATTAGGAGATATTATTGAAGACTTGTTTAATAATGTCGGAGCAGCAGTTGATAGAGTTGCTGTAGATGAAAAAAATATTCCGGTAGTAGTACCTATTGAAGTAAAAAAGAAAGTAGCAGAGTCAGTAGAGAAAAAGGATGTTAAAGCTGCTGCAGAACTAATAAAACCATATACTGCAAAAACTTTAGATGAAGTAACAGAAGAGTTAAAAGAAGTAAAAGTTGGAGCTGCGGATAACTTACAACCAGTTGAAAAACCAGAACCAATTGCGGTTGAGGTGATAAAAACGGACAAGTTAGCAGATGAGTGGAAGGAAGAAAAAACACCAGAAGATTCACCTGTATTTGTTAATGTAGGAAACGATCAGTTTTCAATATACTCTCTTTTAAATGATTTTACCAATTTAACTAGAGACATATCAACCGTTTTAGTAACAAGTACTGGGATACCCGAATTAACATTAAAAGATGTACATGCTGAGCGTGTAAAGTCTAAAAAACAGGGAGTTCTAGATCACTTTTTTATTAGTTCAGATGGTATGGTAACAAGAGGACGTCCTCTTAGTAGTAGCCCTGGACCTTCACGTACCAAAAATATTTTAAAAATTGGTATAGCATGTAAGAATGAAATGACTCCTAACCAATCAAAAAGTTTAAAAGCTTTATTAGAAACTTTATTGCTAGCTAAACCAGGAATTCAAATTTATGATTTTGCTGATTTAGGGTGGTTTACAAACTCAACAAACAAGGTTTCAAATTTAACAGACTTTAATGTTTGGAGAAAAACAGTATTAAACTATGAGTATCTACCTAGAGAAGAACTATTATCAGAGATAGGTAAACTATCTATTTCCAAGTTTGCTATTCCATCAACTACTTTAAATAAAATTTCAAATGGGTATTATAACAATGAATGATTTTGATCAAGAGGAATTAAACAACCTAGAAGGTGTTAACACAGGGTCTAATCTTAGTCAAGATGATACTGGAGTGTATCCTAAATCAAGTTATTTTTATAATACTAATATTAACAAAGCGGCGCTAGGTTTAGAGCGAAATGATCTCGATTTTTTCGAATTAAGTGGATCTGTATCAGTATCTATTGATAATAAAATACCTTCTTCATATGGATATAATCAAGTACAGCAAACTATAACTGGACATTCTATAGAAATGGATGATACTCCAGGTAATGAACGTATATTAATTAAACATAATACAGGAGCTGGAATAGAGTTAAAGCCAGATGGTAGCTGTATAATTTCAACTAAACAAGATAAAGTAGAAGTTATAGGAGGAAGCCTCAAGATTATAGTAGCTGGAGATGTTGATATTGAGTATCAAGGCAATGTAAATATGAGTGTAGCTGGTAGCTTTAATTTAGATTGTTTAGAATATAATCTTACAACTGGTCAAAACAAAACTGAAACTGTAGGTGGTAAAGAGACTAGTAATGTTAAAGATGGGTATTTAAAAACAGTAGTAGGTCATTCTAGCGAATATATTACTGAAGGGTCAGTTGAGACTGTTCTTGGTACTAAAACTACATTTGCTAAAGCAGGGTACCAGTTAAATAGTGAAAATGGTATTTCAGTAGCCTCTAATGATGATATATTTATGACCGCAGGAGATGTTATGAATTTTGCAGCTGATAACACTACAGTTTCAGCTAATAACATGACAGTTATGGGAGGTACTGGTACTATTGGAGGATCAGGTATGCTGTTTAGTGGTGCTGGTGCTGTATTTGAAGCAGGGGTAACTGCACCTACATTCCACGGTGATTTAAATGGTTCAGCAAGAAAAGGATGGACAGGTGCTACCAGCACACCTACTAATACTAATACGCCTACTCCTGATATTACTAAACCTACAGCTGCTAATGTCCTAACATATCTAACTAAAACAGCAGGAGGTATTAGAAAGATTTTAATTGACAAAGGTGATTATATTAAGAAATTTATTGATCCGAGAGAAGATAATGGAGGATTGTCATGACGACTGAGGATATTGAAGGAGCAAGAAGCAGATTAAGAAATCCTACAAATAGAAAAAATACCCTTTATGTAGGAAATAAAATTGCACAAGGGGGAGTAAGTGATACTTTTAATACTCCTATTCCTAAGAAATTCTCAGGTAGAGTAACAACTTTAACTCCTACTCCTAAAGGATCGGATAAAATATTAACAGCTGAAAAAAAGACATTAACAACATTTTTATTACGAAAATCTAAAGATCATACTATTATTCCTGATTGGCGTTATAACCCTGTAAGAGAAAATAACATTGCTGGGGAAATAAAACAGGATTTCAAGCTAAGCGCTAATATTTCAATAGTTAACTTTCTTGTACCAAAAATAGTGTCTCCGAGTTGGATTTCAGTTATTGAAACAGATAAAATAACAATAGCAAAGAATCTCTACCTTCACACAATGTTTATAAAGATGGTTAATTCTAGCAGTTCTCCTTTTTCAGGAGCAAAGATTATTCCTACAGAAGGAGTTTATAGTAGTATATCTGCTGAAGGTAATGTAACAGAGATGGGACATAACACTAATAAGCTTACTGGTCGAACTATAGTATATAAAGTTGTTGATGCATCTGGATCTGAAAATAATACTCTTACTTTTGATATTGCATCCTATTTTAAAGATATAGCATATTTTGATAAAATGTTTTTGTCATATGATACTATTGAAACAGATCTTAAAGTAAGAATAGTATTAGAAATGCCTTTATTAGATGAATGGTCAGCAGTCTTCAACAGAGAGATTTATACTGAGTATAATAATACTAGACATGCTTCTAATGAATTTGTCGAGATAACCTTATAAATATAACTAAAAAAGAGTCCCATGGCAACGCGCAGAGTCTTATCAAGAGAAGATAATAGCTTAACTTCTAGCATTATCACTACCAGAAAGCAACAGTTTAAAGATATTGATTTATCTTTTGCTGCGAAACCTAACGGTGAACTTTTTGTAAAAAAAGATGCTGCTGCTGTCAAGCAAGCGGTAAAAAATTTAATACAAACTAATCATTTTGAAAAACCTTTCTTACCTTTCTTTGGTGGTAATATTAGAGAAATGCTATTTGACTTAGCAGATGAAGATATTGAAGAAGATGCAGAAGAAAGAATTATAGAAGCAATTAACATATTTGAGCCAAGAGCTCTAGTACAAACCGTAAATGTAAAATCTGATCCTGATAGAAACAGTCTCGATGTTTATATCGAATTTCAGGTAATAAATACTACAGAAGTTATTACATTTACAACTACACTATCAAGGTTAAGATAACATGGCAACTACAATTAGATCTACAGCACTTGATTTTAATAACATTAAAAGCAATCTAAAAACTTATCTTGCTAACTCTAATGAGTTTAAAGACTATAATTTTGAAGCATCTGGTCTTTCAAATATTTTAGATGTGCTGGCTTACAACACGCATATAAATGGGTTAATTGCTAACTTTGCGTTAAATGAATCTTATCTACCTACTGCTCAACTTCGAAGTTCAATGGTATCCTTAGCTGAAGGTGTAGGGTATGTACCTGATACTAACACAGCATCTCAAGCTAAGGTACGTATTACTTTTAATAATTTAAATATGTCAAACACTGTTATACTTCCTGCTTATACAAAGTTTGACACTACAGTTGATGATGTATCTTATACTTTTCAAACTATTGAAGCATACACTGCTGTAAATAACGGTTCAGGTTTTTATGAATTTAAAACTGCAGCTGGTTCAAATCAAATTCCAATATATGAAGGTACGTTAAGATCAAAAACGTTCTTAGTTGGGGAATATGAAGATAATCCTGTATATGTTATTCCTGATAGAACCATTGATGCTGATACAGTTACTGTTAACATTTTTGAAAGTGCTACTTCTACTACAGCTACTCCTTATCAAAATATTTTAAATGCTACTTCTATTAGCGCTAATTCAACAGTATATATTTTAAAAGAATCTCCTAATGAGTATTATGACTTGTCTTTTGGAGATGGTACCACTTTTGGTATAGCTCCTGCTGCAGGTAATAAAATTGAAATACAGTATTTGTCTACTAACGGAGAGGTCGCTAATGGAGCTAGTATCTTCACTGCATCCTCTGCATTCTCAGAAAACGGTCAATCAGCAACTTTAAGTGTTACTAAATGGACCAACTCTATTGGAGGAGATACGAAAGAAACTATTGAGTCTATTCGTAAAAATGCTCCATTTCAATATGCTACTCAGAACCGTATGGTTACCGCAGAAGATTACGCTTCCTTAATCTTACGTAATTACTCTACTCTTATTAATGACATAGTATCCTGGGGAGGTGAAGATGCTTTATCTCCAGAGTTTGGAGCTGTTTACGTATCAATCGATTTTGAAGATGATGTGACTACTGACACCATTGCTTCTACTAAGCTCGCTATTCAAGATTTAGCCGAGCAATTATCTATTGCTTCTTTTAATCTTAGATTTGTAGATCCAGTTCAAACCTTTGTAGAAACAGATACATTCTTTCAGTTTAATCCAAAGTTAACTGACTTAACATTATCAAATACTAAGAATAATGTTTCTACAACTATAGCAAATTACTTTACAGATAATACAGGTAAGTTTAAACAATCCTTTAGAAGATCAAATTTGCTTTCTTTAGTGGATGATGTAAGTGGAGCTGTTCTTTCTTCAAGATCAGACGTGAGAATGCAACAACGTTTTGTACCTTCTTCTCCTTCTTTAATTACTGTTATAAAATCATTGTTAGATGATCCTGTAAATGTATCAGATGAAGTGCTTAATAATACAGTTAACCTAGTTTCTCAATTTAGATTTGAAGATGCTGCAAACTATCTAGCTGCTTTTGTTTCCTCTTACAGTTATACCTTTATTGTTGATACCTTATCTACAACTAAAAGTAGTTTAAGCCAACAGTTATTATTTCCTGTTCCAATATCAATACCAGATGATGATACTTTTACTATTACTAGTTCTACCTTTGTATATGAAGGTAGTAATGCTGTAATAAAAAATAAACTTACTTCTAATGACTTACAAATTGTAGCAGCTTCAGGTGGTACAGTGTTAATTGACAATGTAGGAAATTACAGTGCAGCTAGTGGTACAGTTACAGTAAATTACTTTAATCCTACCAGCATTACAGGAGGTGTAGCTTACATTAAATTAGCTGCTACTCCAGCTAATCAAAGCGTACTTACATCTACAAGAAACGATATTATTGTTCATGATCCAGATAGGTCAACTGTAAATGCAGTTATCACAGAAGCAACAAACTAATGTCTATATTAAGAGATAAAACTTATTCAGATAACAAAAGAACTCTGCTTAATTTTCATAAAGCAGAAATTGATAAAGTTTTACCTGAATATATTATTGAAGAATATCCAAATCTTAAAACTCTATTTAATAAATATTATGAATGGTTAGACTCTTCAGATAACTTTGGAGGGCAGATACAACAGCTTTACAGTAGTAGAGATGCAACTCAAGTACCGTCTAAACTCTTACAGTTCTTAGAAGACGAATTACTTTTAGGGCAAGCTTATTTTGGTGGGTTTCAAAACAAAAGAGAAGCTATAAAATTTAGTAATCAGCTTTATAGGTCTAAAGGCACCAAGTATAGTGTGCAACAGTTTTTTAGAGGTTTTTTTGGAATTGATCCTGTAATTGAATATCCTAAAAATAATATTTTTTTAGTAGGACCTCAAATAGATTATGATCTAGATAGTATTAATACTTCAGGTCAGCAAATAAAACAAGCAGCTTCAGGACTTGGGCCAGAATCTAGAAGATATATTACCGATGATAAGCTTTATCAAGTACTATCTATTTTAATAAAATCTAGTTTACCATTTAATGAATGGAAAGATGTTTATAAGTTATTTGTACATCCAGCAGGAGTTTACTTAGCTGGAGAAACCTTAATTGAAATGACTAATGTAGCCTGGAATAATGTTGCTCACAATCCAGAGTTAGCTAATAATGGTGGTATTAACTTTATAATGGATGAAATAGGTGATTCACTAGGTCAATTACTACTAGTTGAAGGAGCTAATGTTTATCAACCTGAAGCGTTTGCAGAGATTACTTTAATTAATAAGGATGATGGATCTGTGGGAATGAGACGTCAAAGAACTGATCAGACATTCCATGATGTAGGATCTCAATCTATTGATTCGCTTGGTACTGGTTATACTCTGGACGAGTTGTTATCACCTAACTCTGTTACATTTGATGATTCTGATTCACGTACATTTAACGTTACTGATGCAGTCCAGTTCTCACAACATGATGATTCATCTAACGTTCTTGGTATATCAACCTTTGACAGACATGAATTCTCAACACTATTTGATAGTAGTAATATCGCAGATTCAGCTCATTGGCCGTTCCCACACATATAAATAAAAGAAATAAATTAGAGAGATAATTATGGCAAGACAGATTATCAATACCGGTACTACAGCAAATGATGGCACAGGAGATACTTTACGTACTGCTGGCGATAAAATGAATGATAATTTTTCAGAGCTTTATACTATCTTAGGTTCTGGAGCTGCTGGTGTTTCACAGTTAACAGATAGTGGTTTAGACATTATCGGCACTAGTTTTAGAACTAAAATCGGAGCTGCTAATCCAGCTTCTGAGGTAAGTATTGATTTTCCGGATTCTGCAGGTACAGTGACTTTAATTGCTGCTACTCAAACCCTTACAAATAAAATTATTAGTGCGGATAATAACACATTAAGTGGAATAGCAGCTAGCAGTTTTGTTATATCGGATGGTTCAGGAAATATTGACGGATCAGCTTCTGCTAAAGCTATTCCAACTGGAGTGGTAGTAGGAACTACAGACACTCAGACACTAACCAATAAAACTCTTACAACACCGTCTATTACTTCTCCTAAAATTACAACTGGTATTAATGATGTTAACAACAATGAAATCATTAAATTTACAGCTACAGGATCAGCAGTAAACGAAATAACTATTACTAACCAAGCTACTGGTTCTAGTCCTTCTATAGCCGCCACTGGTACAGATGCAAATCTTAATCTTACATTAGAATCAAAAGGTACCGGAGGAATAACAGTAAATACTAAATTAGTTAATACTGCAGAAACTCTAACATCTAACGGAGCATGTTCTCAGGCAGTTCCACTTACTATCTTCAATAGCGCTTCTAGCTTAGCAATGACATTAGCTGCAGGAACTATTATAGGTGAAACTAAATATTTTGTGAATAGAAATTCAGGTACAGCAACAGTTACTGCTAATATGGCCGGATCAGTGACATCTGTTGCATTTGCAGCAAATGAAGCTGGATTTATGATATGGTCTGGAGCAGACTGGCATCTAGCTTCTAAAACAGTAGCAACTTAGGTATAAACAATGACAGCAAAAATTACAGATAAACTTAAAAAACAATTAGCTCAGCAGATATTCGACGAAGCTACTGGTACAAAAATTGGTGACTCAGATAATTATTATTATATTGCAGTTGGTCGATCTCAAGACTGGCCTACAGAAGCTACCCCTCCTACTCCAAATCCTGTAGAATACGATGAGCGTACATTTAGATATGATATGCAATCAATCAAGGCTGTTGAAGCTTTCTCTTTTGTTATACCTCTAAAAGATTGGACTTCTGGCGCCTCTTATGCACAGTTTAGTGATAATGATGTAGGTCAAGGTACTAGCTTTTACGTAAGAACTACAGATAACAATGTTTACATTTGTATAAGACAAGGTAAAGATTCTAACGGAGCAGGACAAGTATCTACAGTTAAGCCTGATCATACTGGAACTGCTTTTCCTATAGAAACAGATGGGTATGCTTGGAAATTTCTTTACACCATCTCAACTGCCGATGGTAATAGTTTCTTAACAGCTAACTGGATGCCAGTAAAATTCGCTGACTCTGCTACCTACTCTGATCCTACAAGCACATATTATACACAATACTTAGTACAAAATGCTGCTGATTCTGGGCAGATTGTGGGGTATAGAGTTACTGCTGGAGGTTCTGGTTATACTAATACGGATTCTTGTACTGTTGTAGGGGATGGTATTAACGCCAAGGCAAGAATTATTGTAGATGGGACTGGAGCTATTGCAGCAGTAGAAGTTGGAGATAGTGCTAACTTTGGAGAAACTAATTTTACTCCTTTAGCTAATGGGTTTGGATCTGGTTACTCTAGAGCAAATGTAAGAATTACTACATCTGGAGGATCTAATGCTTCTATCTCTCCAGTAATTGCTCCAAAAGATGGTTTAGGAGCTAATCCAATAAATGATTTAAGATCTACAGCTTTAATGTTTAACATTAAACCAGAAGGTAATGTAGATGGTAAATTTGTAGTTGATAATGAATATAGACAAATAGGATTATTAAGAAACCCATTACAATATAATTCAAACTCTAAGTTTACTGGAACTGCAGCTAGAGCTTTAAGTCAGCTTAACTTAACAACAATTCCAAGTACTATTACTTTTGGTGAAGATATCTTAATTAATGGTGATAGTAATGCTCAAAGTTACTTAGATTATTGGAATAATATTAAACTGTGGTATCATCAAAATGAAACTACAGGATTTACTCCTTTCAGAGCTGGTGAAGTAGTTACTGTGGCTGGCTACTCTGCATCTACATTGACGGTTGATTCAATATCAGCACCTGAAATAGATGTATACTCAGGTGATGTACTATATATTAATAATACAACTGATGTACCTAGAGAAGCTCAAGGTTCTGAAGATATTAAACTGGTTGTAAAGCTTTAAGGATACACAATGGCAACTAACTTATCTAGCACAACGTTCTTAAGTGAATACAATGATGATTATAGAGACAGTGATCATTATCATAGAATTCTTTTTAATAATGGTAAAGCCTTACAAGCCAGAGAACTTACTCAATTACAGACTATTATTCAGTCAGAGATATCAAGGATTGCTTCTTACTTATTTAAAGAAGGTGGTATAACAGGATCTGCTGGTAGTTTAAGTGGCGCGTTTGCTCCTGTTGGATCTGTTAGAATTGCTGACTTACCTACCGGTTCTGCTCAATTAAAAGGATTAGAAATAAGTAATGTTGCAGGAGTTAAAGCAACAGTTAAAGCTGTAATTGATACTGGTGGTAGTGATGATATTATACTAGTTAGATACACTTCGGCTAATAATTTATCTTCATCTGATCCAGCAGCTGGGCCTAGAACATTTCTTGCTTCTGATGTTTTATCTTATGATGACGGAGGTTCTTTTTCTGGTAGTTTAGATGTAAAAGCAGATGACGGAGCAACTCTTGCAATTAACAAAGGATCTATGGTTGAGATTCCTTCTTTTAATTCATATGTTGCTGGTCATATGGTTACCACAGAAAGTCAAAGCTTAGTATTAAGTACAACTAGCAGTGAACCAACCGCTGTAGTAGGATTTAAATTAACAGAGCAAATATTTACAGTTACTGATGCAATAGCTTTATACGATAATTCCGGGTCTACTCCTAACCTGACCTCACCAGGTGCAGATAGATTAAAGATTACTCTTACCTTAATAAAAGAATCAGATATAAGCGCTGGAGAAACGTTTTATCCATTTGTAAGTATAATAAAAGGTGTATCAAGAGTTTTAGCGAATGCAGATACATCAGTAAATGAATTAGGTAAACTTTTAGCCTCACGTACTGATGATATTACAGGAGATTTTATAGTTGCAGATGCTCCTCAAGGCAGATTTAATCTTAAAGTAATAGAAGATAGTGACGATAATTTTTTACAATATAGAGTCTCTGGTGGGGTAGCTTTTTTAGATGGTAATAGAATTGAAAGAGGAGCCGCTAACGCTCCTATTAGAGTTGCTAAACCTAGAGAAACTGCTGATAAGATTACAGCTAGTAATGAATTCATCTTTGCAAGATATGGAAACTATTTTTTAGCTGATTCATTAAATGGATTGGTAGGTAGTGTAGATTCTTTTGCTGAACTTAATCTTTTTAATCAAGCTACATTAGGCGGCACTAATATAGGTACAGCGCGCATTAGACAGATTGAAGAGATTGACAATAAGTTTAGACTTCATATGTTTGATGTTAACATGGATTCTAATGCTGGTACATCCTATAATTTAAGAGATGCTAAGAGTGTAGGATTCGGTCCTGCACATTTTGCTAACTTAGCACAAGTTAATGGAGTTATAGAACTTCAGGATAAACAAGAAAATTCTTTATTATTTCCTTTGTCTTCTGGTAGGATAAATCAAATTGATACTGTAGAGTTAACAGTGCAACGAATAGATCGTAGAACTGCTTCTGGAGGCTCTGCTACTTTCCAAACTTCTGCTGCAGCTTCTAACTTTGAAGATACAGGTAAATGGATAGTACAGGTAGATAGTAGCGGTCAGATTATATCTCCTCCTACTGTAACTGGTACTCCAACTACATCGGCTACAGTAACAGGGTTACCAAATGGTGCAGTAACATTATTAGGCTACGAAAAAATAGCTAATGCTCAGAGAAAAACTAAGACATTAGCTACTTCTGGAGCTACTCAATCAGTAAATGTTAGTGAGTCTATTACACCTGATAGCACTGGTAGATTTAAACTTTCTAAAGTAGACATTTATTTGTTTAGAAGTGTAGTAGATGATACTACATCAGAAAATATTACATACAAATATAATTTAGATAATGGTCAAAGAGATGACTTCTATGATGTTGGTCAAGGTATTCTTAGAAGTGGGTATACAGCACCAGCTGGATCTATTACAGTGACATATGATTATTTTTATCACACAACTGGATTCTTCTTTGGAGGTACCAGATCATATCCAGATTTAACTTATGATAAGATACCTAATTATATAACTGACTATGGTAAACAACACAGATTAAGTGATGTTATTGATATGCGCCCTGTAAAGAGTACAGCTAATAACTTTACTGGGTCAGGAGCAGTAATAGAAGCTTTACCAAGAAATACTGATTTTATGACTGCTGCTACAGTTGAGTATTGGATGCCTAGAGTAGATGTGGTCTCTATTTCACCTAACGGTAACATAAAAGTCACTAAAGGCATTACAAGTAATAGACCTTTGCCACCAACTGTTAGTCAAGAAGAAATGATTCTTCACCAGGTTACTTTAAAACCTTATACTTTAACCAATAAAGAAGCAACAGTAAGCACAATTGATCATCGTGGGTTAAAGATGTCTGATATTCGTAGAATGGAAAAAAGAGTTTCCAATCTCGAATCATTATCAGCTTTAACTGCTGCAGAGTTTACATTAAACAAAGTAGAGGTAGCAGATCCTAATGATGCTACATTACCAGCGAGAGTGAAATTAGGAATTACTGGAGATACATTTAACAGTAATATTCAATCAGCAGTATATGATAACGAATACAGAGCGAGAATTGATAAGTCTCTAGGAATGGTAGCTCCAACAGTGTTTGGTAGAACTTTACCAATGTTTTATGACTCAGCTTATTCTACAGGTATAGTCAGAAAAGGTAATACTATATGGCCAGATTATGATGAAGCTGTTATGATCGATCAATCAATTGCTTCTAAAGCAGTTAATGTAAACCAATTTGAACTTAATAAGTATGTGGGTAGCGGGGTAATTGTACCTCCTGTAATTAACTGGAATGTTCGTAAGTTGGTTGATGCAAATTATGAATTAGGTAATAATGCTTCTATAGCTGAAGTAGGATCTAATCAAATTTCATCGCGAGGAAGCCAGAGCTTTGAGAGTAATACAGGGTCAGGAAATTAAAGATGGCATTAGAATATAAAAAAGTCGGTACAGAAACTAGATACAGAGAAGAGACAGATACAATTGAACAGGATATTGGATTTGAAGATATTCCAGTATGTCGTCCTAGTTTTTTCTTCTTTGATTTTACAGGATTAAAACCTAGTAGTCCTCATTACTTCTTTCTTGACGGCGAAGATGTTACCAAGTATATTAATAGCTCGTTTACTTTAAATAGTTATAACAATGCCAGTAGAACCAGTTTATTAAGAGACCCTGGTGATACTTACGTTACTGAAACTCAGTTTCCAGCAGCGCAAGGTGGTCCTACTAATGGAGGATCTGGTCCAGTAAATACAGATTCAGCTGGTAATTTATCCGGAGCATTTTACTTACAAAGTAATTCAACCACTTCCTTTAAAGTAGGTACAAAAGTACTTTCAGTAATTGATGTTAGTTCAAATAATAAAATCGCTGCTTTATCTTATAGTCAGACAGAATTTGAAGCTCTAGGATTATATGATCTTTATTATGAAACTACGACCTCTAATACTGTAGCTTATGAAGCTGACATTTACGATTGGGTAGAAGTTCCAGATCCTGTTCCTCCAGCCAGCTCTGGTTCATCAAATGATAATAATAATGGCGGAGCAATATTTTATTCTCATTATGAGCCTCCAGAAGGAAAAAACTTTTGGGAAGAAGGATATTTTACTGAAGGATATACAACCACTTATACAACTGGTCAGACTAATCAACAAATTCAAGCTGATAGAGGTACCGCTGATAGAAATGACGGTGGCTCAAGTGCTGCAGGAGGAACTACAAGCTCTGGAGGATGCTGTTTTATTATGCTAGAAGCTAGATATGGAGATGGTACTATGGATAAAGTAGTACGTCGCTATAGAGATGAATATATGACTGATAAGAATAGAAGAGGATATTATAGACTTGCAGAAGTTTTAGTTCCTCTCATGAGAAAGTCAAGAGCAGTAAAGTGGATAGTAACTAAGACAATGGCAGACCCATTAGTTGCTTATGGTAAATATTATTATGGAGAAAATAAAACAGGAGTAGTGTATACTCCAATAAAGAATTTTTGGATGAAACTTTTTGATACATTAGGTGGAGACACCAAGTTTATTCGCGAGAATGGAGAAGTAGTATAATGGCTGGCAGATTACAACTAACAGAACAGCTTAATCCTATGGCTCAAACCTTTAGGGTTTTAGAACCAGGAGGATCAGTTCTGACAGGCATAGGGCTATTTTTTGAAAAGGTTCCTTCTGGAACTCAGCCGCAAGTGCCTGTTACTATAGAGTTAAGACCAGTTACTGAGAATGGAGATCCATCTTCTCAAAGGTTTATTCCTGGAACAAGAGTATCTCATTTACCTAGTGAGATTACAGGAGCAAATACTACCTTTTCAGCTAGTACTGAAAAGAAATTTACATTTAGAGAACCTGTTTATATTCCAGGTAATAGTGAAGTTGCTATTGTAGCTTACACAGCTGCTGGTGCAGGACAATATAGAATATATGCAGGTACTTTAGGAGATATTTCTTTAGGTTCTAATACAAAAAGAGTAACTCATCAACTAGATGCAGGAGTTTTCTTTCAATCATCTAACGGTACAGTTTGGTCAAAGGATCAAAATACAGATATTGCGTTTAAAGTTTACCGAGCTGAATTTAAATCTACTGTAGGAACTGTTAGGTTAAAGCCAACTTTACCTCCAATTAAAGATTTGACAGAAAATTCTTTTACTCAAGATATAATTAACTACCCTGCAGCTCCTCTTATCACAGACAGTGGGAGTACTAGTTTAAACGTTTTACATCCATCTCATGGTTTTCAAGTAGGAGATAATGTAACTCTGTCTGGGTTAGATAGTACTGCGCAGTATAATGGAGTATTCGGCTCTTCTATTTTAGGCTCAAGAGCTGTTACAGCAGCAGATCCTTATGGATACTCAGTAACTATGGACTCTGCAGCAACTGCTACAGGTAGAACCGGTGGCTCTGTTGTTAAAGCTACAGAGCAGTATATCATAAATGACTTTACATTATCTGTTCCAAACCTTACACCTCCAGGTACTTCTATTAATACTGGTGGCAATTTTGTTACAAGTAAGTCTTTCGGAGGCACTGAAACTGCTGGTTCTAGGACTCTTAAAGTTCCTGTAGAAGTAAATAGTATATCTGCTCTAAAAGATCCTCATGTAGTTTTATCATCAGAAAATGAATTTGGTACTTTAGGAGTGCAGGATAGTGCTTCTACTTACTTTGACATTGACTTGGTAACTGATAATAAATTTGTAGCTCCTTACATTAACGCTAATGCTGCCGCTCTTCTTACTATATCTAACTTTATCGATTTACAAGATTCAGCTGGCACAGTTAGTACAATCACTTATGCTGCAGAAACTAATCCAAACGGTGGTACTATACCATCTAAACACATTACAGTACCATATGCATTGGAGAACGACGCTACGTCTATAAGAATCATGTTAGACGCGGTTCGTCCACAAGGAGCTGAATTTACTGTTTGGTATAGAACAGGTAGATCGACTTCTGATATTTTACTAAGCGATACTTCGTGGACTGCATTTAGCACATCCGTGAACCCTCCTAATAAATCAAACTATTCTCAAATAGAGCAGAGTAGAAAAAATGAACAGTATGAGTTTAATGTGTTTGATATTCCTTCCTTTAATGAGTATCAAATTAAAATAACGTTTACTACAACTAGATCATCTAATGTACCAGTAATTCGTAACTTGAGAACTATAGCAACAGTATGATAGGTAGAACGTTAGTCCCTATAGAAGGACACCCTGACTTAGCAAGAGATATTAAAACTAATGCTATCATTAATATAAATAAAGACAAAGCTGAACAAAGACGCAAAGCTCGTGAATTAAAGTTAAAAGAAAAGCAAGAGTTCGAGCAAGTAAAAAATGATGTTCAGGATATAAAAGCAATGTTGCAGAAATTATTAGAGAACGGTTCCAATGGCTAATAGTAAGATCCCAGCAGTACTCTTAAATGATACACTAAACCTACAAAGAAGAAGATTTAATCAGCTATTAGATTCTGTCGGTGATGTAAGTACTCTTAAAACAACTGCTGGAGATGTTACTGCTGCAGTTAATGAACTATATGACTCAATCGGAGTCATAGGTCTTGGTAGTTTAAATACATCAGCTAAAACTTTAAGACAAGCTATCAATGAACATGAAACTGATATTGGTAACATGACTCTTAATACAACTGCTTCTGACATTACAGGTGCGATTAACGAGATTCATGATTCAATTGGAGAAGTAGCTTTAAGCACAACAGCAACCACTATAAAAACTGCCATTAATGAACTCGATGCAGAGCTTGGCACTATTACAGCTGGTGCTATGGGAACTACAGCTTCTACAGTAAGTGCAGCTATTGCAGAGCTAGAAACAGAGATTGATACTCTTAATGATTCAATGGGTACTGGAGGTTTAAGTACTACGGCGCAAACTATAGTAGCAGCGATTAATGAGTTAAACGATTCTATTGGATCTGGTAGTTTAAACACAACTGCACAAACGTTGATAGGCGCTATTAATGAAATAGATGCTGATACGACAGATGCTGTAACTGAAGGTTCAAGTAATTTATATTTTTCAAATACAAGAGCAAGAGATGCTGTAGGTGTTACTGCTTCAACCGGGTTGTCTTATACAGCAGGCACAGGAAAATTTGCTGGCGTGAATGCAACTACAACCGTAAAAGGTGTTGCCTCCTTTAATACAAACGATTTTACTGTATCAAGCGGAGCTGTAAGTTTAGGTTCACTAGCTAATAACCAACTTGATAATTCTACTATCACAGTAAAAGATAGTGCTTCAGATACAGGGGAAGCAGTAGCTCTGGGCCAAGATGTAAAAATTATTGGAACAGCTAGTGAGGTAACATCTGTTAGAACTGGAGATACTGTTCAGATTGGATTAACAGACTCAGCTTCTATTACTTCTGAATTAAAAGTAGGAGGAGGTTATGGTTCTACAGGAACCACTATACGTTATAATGGTGATGTACTTACTAATGGTAACTTAACAGTAGATGGTGATCTCACTATATCAGGTACTACAACTACTGTTAACTCAGCAACATTTACTGTTGAAGATAAAAATATTGTATTAGGTAGTAATCTAACCAGCTCTGATTCTTCAGCTGCTGGAGGCTCTGGTATCTTTATTGGAGATTCTGTTGGACAATCTAATTTCTTGGCAGGGTTTAGATGGAACGGAACCGGTAGATATTGGGAAGCAACTGACTCAACTGGTACGTTCTATCAACTATCTATAGCAGGTCCTACTACAGGTGGGTTAAATTTTAAAGATGACGACGATGATAATTTATTTGTTAATGCTACTACAGGTTCCGGAACATTAAAGATTGATGGTGGTACATCAGTTCAAACAAACTTGGCAGGATCTACTTTAACAGTTTCTGTTGATGATGCAACAACATCTACTAAGGGTAAAGCTTCCTTTGCTTCTGCTAACTTTAATGTAGCATCTGGTGCTGTAAGTTCTAAAGATATTACTATCGTAACGTCTGAAAATGGTGCTGGACAAACAGTAACTCTTGGAGGATCTGTTACTTTAGATATTATGGACTCTGCAGAAATTAATCAGATGATTGATTCTGCATTTGGATCAACATCTTATCTAAGTGCTAATCTAGCTAGCAATTCTATAGCTCTAGGTACAAACACCACAGGTAGTTATGTTTCTACAATCACAGCAGGTACAGGACTAACTGGTGATGGTACTGGGGAAGGATCTACACCTACTCTGGCATTAGATTTCTCTGAACTTACTGATATGACTGGTGCTGTTTCAGGTACCACAGAGTTTATTTTACAAGATAGTAACACTGAATCTCGTAAAGCAATGAGTGAGATTATTACTTCTACATTTGATGGAGATGGTCTAACACGAACCGGTGATATTACTTTAGATGCTTCAGGTGATATAATTTTAGATGCAGATGGAGATGATATAAAAATTAAAAACGGCATTGCCGGTCATACTGTAAATCTTACATTGGATGCTAGCGGTGGTAACTTTACAATAGATGCTCCTAATCATATTAGACTTGATAACGGTGTTAACGATGAGATTCAGCTTCTTGAAAATGGTACAGAGTATGGGTCATTTTCAGATTCTAGTGGCAGTTTAATAATTAAACCTAGTGACGGAACAGGTGATAATGTTAGAGT